AAATATGGGGAGCAAAAACTGTTATCTTTGAACCAAATCCAAAAGTATGGTCACATTATCCATTAATATGGAAACACAATGATTTAGATATGCCAATTGCCTGTATTCCTGGGTTTGCATCTGATAAGATAAACAATCTTTCAAGAATTTATTATAATGAATGGCCACCAGAAGCAAATAGTATAATTGAATCAGCCCATGGATTTAAAGAGTTATATCTTGAAGGTGATAGTTATGGACAAATTACCATAGATTCTTGTGTTTACGATCACAAAATGTCTCCACCTACTGCTATTTCTTTAGACGTAGAAGGAAGCGAGGGTAAGGTTTTAAAGGGCGCAGAAGCCGTTTTAAGAGCCTATAAGCCCAAGATATGGCTATCTGGTCACCCAGAGTTTATGATACAACAATGGAATGAATACTTATATGATTTAAGATTTTGGCTTTGGGAATTAGGATATAAAGAAACATTATTAGATTATCAACATGAGGTACATTTATTTTATGAATAATCATAAAGCATATATTTTTTCTACAGATCCATTAGACTCTGCCAATGGCAAATGGGATTATGGTCTACTTAAAGAAGCATTTGATAGAAACCATGTAGAAGAAATTGTAGTTGCTAGTATTCCAAAAGATGATAGGGCTTTTGTTGTAATACCTGGCCAAGGTAACGCAGGCAATGAAGAAATAATAAACAAAGAATTATCAAACCTTTCTCGTGTAGTATTATTTATAACAGGAGATGAGCAAGGTTTGTTTAATGTAGATATTATAAGTCATCCTAATATTTCTATTTGGATTCAATACCCGCACGAAAAACATCAAAAGTATAATAAATTTTTTATAGGAGTTCCTCAACATCTTAAAGAAAATGTTCCTGATTATCCTAATAAAAATTATAATGTTTATTTTGGAGGTCAGATTACACATCAACGTAGACAAGAGTTAGCACGAATAATGCCACGCATACAAAATGCTTTATATTGCCCTACAGATGGCTTTGCACAGGGGGATCCACCAAAGGAGTATTACCGCAAATTAGCCAGCGCTAAGGTCGCTCCAGCCCCTTCTGGAGCACAAGTAATAGATTCATTTAGATTCTTTGAAGCCTTAGAAATGCTTACGTTGCCCATAGGAGATCTCAAGGATGCCCAAGGTAATGCAGAAAAAAATTATTATCAATGGGTATACACAGAAGATGTTCCAGTAGTAATGACTGGTGATTGGCATAAACTACCTACAATATTATTAAATTTAATTAATGAATACCCTGCAAATTTGCACAAGGCTGTATGCTGGTGGCTAAAATACAAAAGAGATTTTGCTTTTAAAATAATGGGGGATTTAAATGCATCTTAGAGACATTACGATTGTGATGGCTACTTCGGTTTTGCCAAGTCATCCAAACACCAGAATAATAGATGAAACTGTATCTAAAATTAGATATCATTTTCCAGAAAATGAAATAATAATGCAGATAGATGGTTTGCGTGAAGAGCAAAAAGATCGTAAACAAGATTACGATGAATACAAAAATAGAATACTTTGGAAATGTTTGCATGAGTGGAAAAATGTTTTACCAGTTGTATTTCCAACTCATCAGCATCAAACTAATATGATGCTTAAAACTATTTCAACAATTAAAACATCTGTTCTTTTGTATGTTGAAGGAGATGCTCCACTTACTGAGGACCACATAGACTGGCAAAAGTGTTTAGATATGATTGAATATCAAAAAGCAAACACAATTAGATTTCATTTTGAAAGTTTAATTCCAAACCCACATAAACATTTAATGTTTGGATTAGAAGATGGTTTTATGAAAACATCACAGTGGAGTCAAAGACCACATTTATCTTTAGTAAAATATTATAAAGATATAGTTCTTCCAAATTCGTGGCAGGGTAGTTTTATTGAAGATGGTTTTCATGGAAAAGTTATTGAAGATTGTAAAATATATGGAGATGCTGGTTGGAATAATCATAAACTTTGGATTTATCATCCAGAGGGCAGTATTCAAAGATCTTATCATTTAGATGGACGAGAGGGTACTCGTAAATTTACTTCCGATGATGATGCTTGGGGATACAAAGAATGAGACTTGGAATAATTGCAAGATCTGATAATACTGGACTTGGTAATCAAACCAGAGAGTTAGTTAAAATGTTAAATCCAGACAAGATTCTTTTAATAGATTCTTCATTTTTTAATAAAAATTTGCAACATCCAGAATGGTATGAAGGATATGATTATACAATTACAAGAGTAGGTTTTCCAAAACGTGGAGAAATATTAAAATTTCTTAATGAACTAGATGTTGTCTTATCTTGTGAAACATTTTATTCATCAATGTTTGTAGATTTGGCAAGGGATGCTAAAGTAAAAACAGTGCTTCAATATAATTACGAATTTTTGGTCAATCTTCAAAACCCACAAGAATCAGTTCCAGATGTTTTTATTGCTCCAAGCACTTGGAATATTAAAATAATGCAAGAGTCATTTCCAGACACTAAAATAGTTTTACTACCACCACCTACAGACACACAATTATTTCAAAAAGCAACAGATTGCAACCTAAAATCTATTCATAATAGTATTTTACATATTGCTGGTAAAAGAGCGGCCAGAGATAGAAATGGAACAGATACTGTTTTACAAATGCTAAGATATTCTAAAGAAGATTATAATCTTGTTATAACATCTCAAACAGAGTTTGAAAATAGGCCAAGAGATCCAAGGTTAATTATTCGTGAATCAAATATAAAAAATAGAGAAGATTTATATGTAGGGCATGATGCTATGATTTTGCCAAGAAGATATGCTGGATTGTGTTTACCTATGAATGAGGCTTTATTAAGTGCCCTGCCAGTTTTTATGACTAATTTATCTCCAAATAATAATATATTGCCAGAAAAATGGTTGATAGGTGCGAAACAAATTGGTCAATTTAGGGCTAAATCTATAATTGATGTACATGAAGGCGATCCAGAACAATTAGCAAAATTAATTGATAGGTATATGGGCATGAGGCGAAAAGATAAAATGAAAGAAAAAAGAGAGGCTTTACAAATTGGGCTTGAAAGATTTTCGCCAGAAATTTTAAAACAACAGTATTTAGATTTGTTTAATTCTATAATATAAAAAGCGGGCCTATTTCTAGACCCGCTAATTTTTAAAAACTACTTATTACTTTGTAGTCTTTTTCTTTACTGCTTTTGCTTTGCTCAAAGCCTCTTCTACTGCTTTGGCTGCTGGTAAACGACCAAATGCTGGATCGTTTGGATTGATTGCACGTGCTGCAACTGGAATAATTGCTCCAACTAATGCTGCCCACAAATCTTTTGGATCTGTTACACCTGCTACATAAAGTGCTGATGCTGCACCAACTACTGAACGTGCATAAGATGCCAACATTGCTTTTAGTTCTTTTTGTGTCATTTTTATCCTCCTAGGATGTGACTTTAACTAGTATAGCATAGCCAGCCCAAAGCCCTATAATTCCTGCTACGCCAGAAAAAACTGGCGGGGCTGGAACTGGCAACTTGAATGCAGCAAAAATTGTGCCACATCCAAAACCTGTTATCATTGATAGTATTATTTGTTTCATATAATAATTTTATTTTTTGTCAAGAGTTTTTTCTGGTAAAAACTTTTTTAACTCTTCTATTTCTTTTGAGATTTTTTTAAGGGTAAAATTTGAAATTGAAACTTCTTCATTTTCTGTTTTACTTTGTTTGTCATAAAAATTTATTTGTGGAGCAACCTCTGTCATAAATTTTTCAATTCCATTTTGAACATTTTCAATATATTCAAAAGCCCAATCACGAGAATCAGAAAGAAATTTAATAAAATTTTCTGTGTGTATGTCAATATTTTTAGTAGCGTTTTGAACATTTACATAATTTTCATACGCTTTTTGTAATTGAATTCTTGAATCAATAACTTCTTGAAAAGTTTTAACCATTTTTTTAATTTTTTGTATTGATGCAATATAGGCTATACAAAAAGACAAAGCAAGTATGCCAAATATTAATGTTAATATTTCCATAGTTCTATTATACCCTTTCTTCGTGAACTACCCAATAGTATTGACATGGTATTTTTTTGTTAGAGCAGCACGGAGTATTATATGGACTATGCATTGTATATTGATATTCAGCATAATATATAGGATCTTTTTTAAACAGATTATATTTATGGGTTGTGGTTACCCGCATAAGTTTTGTAATGTCAGACATCCAAGAAGGTTTACTGTAACTCCAACTGTCACCTATTTTTTTTATTAACTCTGTTATATTTTTTTCATTACCCTTGGTATTAATATTACGATACTTTGCTTCTTTAATCATTTCATTAATATAAATAAGCAAATTACCTTCATGTCCTTTCCACATTAAAACTGCTGGATGATTTCTCCAGCCACCAGTTTTAGACATACCTGAGTTTACATTTAATATTTGATAACCTTCTAAAATTTGTTTATTAAGTCTTTTGTTATCAAGAGCCTGTGCAGATTCAATATAACTTGAATGTGGTAAAAAAGTTTGCATTATTTTATTGGCTCCCTAGTTACTAACACAACAGCACCCTCCATTTCTAATGCTTTTTTTATTAAAGTTACATATTTTACTGCTTCTATTTTTTCATCATGAGAAAGCGGTAAAAACGATCTTTCATCTAATTTTATCGTAAGAAAGTGTTCATTGTCAATAATATTTACAATAAAGTTTTTAGGCGCTGGTATAGAATGAAAAGCCCTACGCATATTTTCTGTATACATTATTACTCAATTGTTAAAGATTGCCAAGTATTTGACCAATCTTTTTTAGTTTTATGATTGTTGAATTCTTTTGACACTTCACCATCTTCTAAATATACGCCTCCCCAAATTCCCCATTCTTTGCCAGATATACCATTAGCAAAACATTTTCTTGCAACTGGGCAAGAACGACAAAGAGAATCAACAAACTCTCTAGTTTCTAATTTTTCTTCGTATGTATCAAAAAAAACATTAGTATCAGTTCCTAAGCATAAAGCCTTATCTTTCCATAAATGCTGCTTCATGTTTACATCCTATATTTATTCGGTAAGTCCCATCCGTTGTTAGTAAGTGAATAAATAGTTTGGACGTACCATTGACCATTTACCCTAACACCGTTAATAGCGGTTCTGCCTGCTTCCGTACGACGACGATCAACAACATCCCAACCAACCCAATATAGATTTTTATTTTTAGAAACTATTCTTTCCATTTTTTCTAATTGTTTTATTATCATTTATATTTTCTCCTCATAAAATTTAATCCAAGAATTTTTAAATACTTCCCAAGAAAATTTATCATTGATAGTTTTTGCTTGATTTTTTGGATTAAATTTTCCTGTTTTAACATCATTAATTGCTTTAACAATTTTATTTGAAAATATTTTAATATGCTCATTAGCATCTTGAATATTTTCAACATCGTAGGACATTCCAACCCCTGAGCCAATTTCTCTTAAAGATCCAAATGTACTATAAACTGGTAAACAGTTTGCACTTATTGCTTCTGCTAAAGATAAACAGAAAGTTTCGTGCCAGGTACTTGTATGCATAAAAATGTGAGAGCGTGACATGTGATCTAACACTGTTTTATGAGGAGTCTTGCCATAAAAGAAAAACCTAGGATCTTCTAGTATTGTTTTATTTTTGTTATCTATTTTTATTAAATCTGGAACAATTTCATTAAAAATACTAAGCCTAAAGTCAACATCTAGTTTTGATAGTGCTGTAAGTCCAATTTCAAGACCTCTGCCTGGAGAAGAGGTATATATGATTTCTGGAACGGTAACGTTATCAAACCTAGAAACATCATTTTCAATTGGGTCAATAGCGTTATAGATTGTTATTACTTTGTTTGGATCAATACCCGTTTTATTTATTACATCTTGTCTGTGATAATCTGAAACGGTAATTATATATTTAATTTTATCTAAAAATCTTTTATCTGTAAATAAATAATATAGTTGCCATCCAAACTGATCTACAAGATTGTGAAGCCAAATAATAATTTCTTTTGGTTCATAAATTAATTCAAAGTATGCTTTGTCTGTTTGTCCTGGAAGTACTAAACAATTATAGTTTTTTAATTGTGGCAAAAATGGTGCAACCTCTTTATGAAAACGTCTAGCCATATATTCTGTACCACCAAAAAACTCTTCTTTATAACAAAAAAATCTTGGATCTTGTTTATTCATTTTAAAATTTAAACACTCCAATTTCTTTACCCTGTAATTCTGCATTTGCAATTAACCTAGAAACTTGTTCTTTTGGTTTACTTAGGAATACGAAGTAGTTCATGTATTCCATATTTTCTTCTACCCAATCGGTAGGAACTTTATAGTATTTAATCTTTCTACCTCTTCCTTTCATACCACGTTCTGAAAGATTAAAAAATTCTGAAACCATAGCATTAATGTTTGCTGGTCCTAAAGAATAAATATTAAACTCTGAATCATTTTCAGGCATGTTGGATAAAGCAACGCCCATGGCACGTAAGAAAACTTGATACTCGTTAAACTGTTTACTGCCCTGAATTACCACGTTCATTTTTATTCCCCCTCCTTAAATTATCCAATATAAAAAGCATTTTGTCAAGTTCATTTTTAGACATATTTTCTGTATCTACCTGCCTAGAGTTTAAAAAATCTGGTTTTCCATCAACAACATCTGCAACAAAAAATATATTATTATCAATCCAATATGCTTTATTATCTTCTGTAAAAATAATTTTTATGGTCGCTTTATCTTGTCTTTTTCTCAATTGAGATTGTTTTTCTTTCAATCCTATTTCTCTATCAAAAAAATTTTTTAGAAAAAT